CGCAAATCCTGCGTCAGAGGCAGGACCGAGGTTGCGGATGGAGGAAACGGGCAGAGGCATCGGTGGCATTCCGTTAATCTGGTAGGCCCGGAGGGCTAGATAAAGCGCAAGCGGTTCAATTGGTTGGCCCGGTGAACCCGGAAAACCCGACCATTGAAACCATTGCCAAAAATTCCGATTTGGTGAACCCCGAAAGCGATGTTTCCCAGCATTTCAGCTTTGCGTCAACTCACTATCGGCTGGCCTCTCAGTTACTGGCCTGCCTGACCATTTCCGGCGGCGATGCATGGTCGGAGTTTACCCAAGAGGTGCAGGCGCTCTTACTCGATTTTGAGCGATACGCCTTGGCCGAGGCCGCACTTCGCGCGCTTCCCATAAATGACGCCCTTGCGGTTTCCCTCGAGGTGATCGGCGCAGCCGGTCGTCCAATGCCCGCCTGCCTTGGCGGCATGTCAACGGCCCGTAACTGGGCACAGGCGGCAACCCGCGCCGAGCTGAAAGCCTATGCGCTGGCCAGTTTCGAGGCCATGCCGCCCGGCGATCAAGCGGCCTTTCTCGACCACATCAACCCCAAGCAAAAGGATCAGGCTGCATGAGCACGAGAATGATCGTCAATCGCGTTCCGATCAGCACAGGCCCCGCCTTTGTCCTCGAGGACGTCCAAGAGTTTGCGAGGGCCGAGGCCGGGGATTTCTCAGGCGAGATGCAAAGGATCGCCACGGCGGCGGCGCGTGAGGTTGAACACTTTGCGCAGATCGCCCTGCTAAGACAGACGATCCGCGTGATGATCTTTGACCCGGTTCTAGACTCGAGCCTGCGCTTGCCTATTGGACCTGTTGCACTCGACCACATGCCCACGATCACTTTCGATGGGGAAGCCTTCACAGACTTTCAGTTTGATGGCGGCACGCGCCCCTATATCCGATGGTCTGGCCCATACTTTGACCGCGTGCCAAGCCGAATTCTGATCGAATATGAAGCCGGGTTTGGTGATACGGCCAGCGACATTCCCGCCGATCTGGCACAAGCGGTTGCTGATCAGGCGGCGCTGATGTTTGACGGGCGGTCGCCCATGGATGGCCGGTCAATGACCAGCTCACCCCACATGGCTCGCATAGGCGCGCGGTATCGCGGGGTATCGCTATGACCCCGCAAGAGCTTGACGAAATCCTTACGGTGCATTGGCCGCGCGTCCTGCGGCGCGTGATGCACGATGGTAGCGACGACTGGGCCAAGGGCTTTGCCAAGAGCATTGCCCGCCACGGGAAGCGGCCCGCCTGGCGTCCAACATCTAAGCAAGTGTGGATCATGCGCCGGATGGTGGCCGAGCTGGGCACCGCACAGGACACAGAACTTGAACTGATCGAGAGGTGAGAAAGAAGAAGGCCCGCCGGGCAGGGCGGGCCGAATGGCGGCAGTTGGCTTTCACGGGTTAGCCGGGACTGCCGCTTAGCAAGTGTTACCGGGAATCGGGTCAAAGCACAAGGGCAGCTATTCCGCGTCTCGCGGTCTCTCCAAGCCCTAAGACCCCACTGGCACCCTCTAAGCCGGTGAACATGGGAGAGCGAACCAAGCCGAGGGAAAGGCAGGTTTGACCTAAGCGGCGGCCCGGCTCCGGTGAGCAGGCAAGATCGCGGCGGTCAGGGCGGGAGGCGGGGTTTTATCCCCTGTCGCAGTAACCCGCTTTCTGACCGTCACAGCAACCCTCACCAGTGAGCAGAGGGCAGAGAGACTGAGAACGACGACTGAAATGTAGTGATAGGCGCGACGATGAAACTGAAACACGATGCAGCTCTTGGCGACATGTTCGGATTTGGTCCCAATGCCGACGATTTCGCGACGGCTGGGGACCGGGGAGGGACTGTTGAATTCTCTCTCCTTAAAAAAATCCGGGGAAAATCTCCGAGCATCCGCGCAATTCAGTTTTTGGGGCTTTTGTCCGTTCCTGAGGGCAAAAAGGCCGGAAAACCGCTAAAATTGGCAGGTTTTCAGCGAAATTTCATCAAAGGCACCTTTTCCAAGAATGTGATGGTCGGCGTCCTCTCGATCGGTCGCGGCAACGCAAAGACCGCCCTTTCCGCTGGCCTTGCTCTGGCCGAGCTGGTCGGCGCACTCGAGGAAAAGCCGCAACCCAAGCGAGAGATCATATTCGCAGCCCGAAACCGAGATCAGGCAAAGACCGCATTCAATTTTCTGGTCGGCTACATCGACGGCCTGCCCGAGACTGACAAGGCTCAATTCATCATCCGGCGTGGGTCCAAGCTGGAAGTCGAATTCGCTGGCGGCGGGCTGGCGCGCGTCATCGCAGCCGATGGCAAGTCCGTCCTGGGCGGCGCGCCTACGCTGGCGATCATGGATGAGCGGGCAGCATGGGAACGCGAGAAAGGCGACAACCTCGAGAACGCCATTCTGTCGGGCCTTGGCAAGCGGGACGGGCGGGCGCTTATCATTTCGACCTCTGCGCCTGACGACGCCAACACCTTTTCGCGCTGGCTGGATGAACCGCCCCCCGGCACCTATGTGCAGGAACACCGCCCGCCCATGGGCTTGCCCGCCGACGATCTGGATAGCCTTCTGATCGCCAATCCGGGCGCGGTTGAAGGCATCGGCGCAACCCCTGACTGGCTGGTCTCACAAGCCCGCCGCGCCATTGCGCGGGGCGGATCGGCCCTTTCATCCTTCCGCAACCTGAACCGAAACGAGCGGGTTTCATCCGAAGATCGCTCTGTTCTGGTCACGGTTGATGAATGGATGTCCGCCGAGGTTGCGCCCGATGATCTGCCCGCCCGCGATGGGCCCTGCATCCTTGGGATTGATCTTGGCGGATCGCGCAGCATGTCGGCGGCGGCGTTCTACTGGCCAGACACGGGCAGGCTCGAGGCGCTTGGCACCTTCCCGACTTCGCCTTCATTGGCAGATCGAGGCGCAGCCGATGGGGTTTCGGATCGCTATGTTCAGATGAATGAACGCGGCGAACTGTCCGTCATGGGCGAGAACACCGTTCCCCCAGGTCGCTGGCTGGCTGAAATTGTCCGGCAGCTCGACGGCATCCAGCCGGTTTGCATCGTGGGTGATCGGTTCCGACATGCCGAGTTTGTGGAAGCCATGCAGGGCGCGGGGCTGTCCCGCGTTCCCTTCATCTGGCGGGGCTTCGCATGGAAGGACGGTTCCGAGGATATCGAGCGATTCCGCCGCGCGCTGTTCGATGGCGAGGTGAAGGCCACACCCTCGATGCTGCTGCGCTTCGCCTTCGCGGACGCGATCACCCTTGTTGACCCGGCGGGCAATCACAAGCTGGCAAAGGCGCGGTCACTTGGCCGGATCGACGCGGCGGCGGCAACCGTTCTGGCGGTCGCACAGGGCGCGCGCATGAAGGCAAGCCCGCAGAAGAAGGCGCGCGCGCAATGGGCATGACCACTCAATATCATCGCCATTCCAAGCGCGTGACCTCGACGAAACGCTGGCAGCTTCTGCGCATGGAGATCCTCGAGCGCGACGGATTCAAATGCAGGAAATGCGGCGCGCGCGGTCGCCTCGAGGTGGATCACGTCAAGGCTGTTCGGAACAATCCCGAACTGTCCTACAGCCCCGACAACCTTCAGGCCCTTTGCCCGAGTTGTCACACCAAGAAAACCAGAGTCGAGTGCGGGCATCCCCCGCCCCGAGCGGACCGCCAAGGCTGGCAGGCCGCAGTTGAGGCGCTCGAGCGCCCCGACAAAAGAGGCATCAAGCAAAAGGAAATCAAAGATGCTTAATTCCGTTCAAATCCAGCGGCGGCAAAGTGAAATCCGCCAGAGGCTGGCCGAGCTGGCGGGCAAGGACAAGCCCACCGAGGATGAAACCCGTTCCATGGTGGACCTCGACACCGAGTATCGCACCAATGAAACCCGGTATCGCGCGGCGCTGATCGCCGAGGATCAAGAGCGCCGCGAGGCCGGGGCCGAGCTGGAAACCCGTTCCGATGCGGAATGGCAGACCATGCTGGGCGCATTCGAGGTGCGCCAAGTGGCCATGGCCCTCGATCACGGCCACCAGATCGACGGCCAGACCGCCGAGATCATTCAGGAACTGCGCAGCCAAGGGGCATATCAGGGCATTCCCGTGCCGTGGCAGGCCCTCGAGCGCCGCGCCGGTGAGACGGTGGCCAGCGGCACCCCGAACCCGGTCCAAACCCGCCCGATCATCGACCGCCTTTTCCCCGGCTCTGTCGCGGCGCGCATGGGCGGGCAGATGATCAA